AACGCCGAAGGTGACGGTGACGGCGGGCGGCACTGCTCAGGCTAGGACGTTCGCCTTCGCCTTCACGGGTCTCAAAGGCGAGCGTGGCGCGCAGGGCGTCCAAGGTGTTCAGGGTCCGCAGGGTCCCACGGGCGCTACTGGCCCGAAGGGCGATACGGGTCCTGCAGGCACGACGACTTGGGCTGGCATCACGGACAAGCCTGATGCGTTCCCCCCCGAAGCGCATACGCACACGATTGCGAACATCGATGAGTTGCAAGACGCACTGGACGGGAAGCAGGCAACGGGCGACTATGCTTTGAAATCTGATCTTGGTACGTATGCGACGAAAAAGGAACTCTCGGATGGACTTTCTCCGAAGGCCGATACGACGTATGTCGACGAAGAGCTTGCGAAGAAGCAAGTGGCTGGAGACTACGCGACGAACGCCGCTTTGACAAGTGGTCTTGCGGGAAAAGTTGATGTTTCAGTCTACGAAGCGAAAATAAAGGCCTTAGAGGTTAGAATTGCGGCATTGGAAAAGGCTGGATTCATCACGTCGGCAGATCTTCCGACCGCAGCAGACTTTGTCGAGTGACTTTGATGCTGGCATTAATGGGAGGTTGTGGATTTCACAGCCTCCTTTTTTTAGAATTGAGTGTAGATGGAGTTTTTCATGGAAAAGTACAGAGAACTCGTTTCAGGATCGACATGCGTCATTGCTATGATTGCCGCTTTAGGGGGGTGCGTCGTGAACTACCTTTCAGAGTACAAGCAAACAGGCAGAATGAATTTCAGATGGATGATTCCAGACTTGGCCGTCAGTGGCTTTGTCGGATTCTTTGTCTTTTGGTTTTTCATCGAGCACGGATTTTCCGCGTCTGAAAGCGCGGTTGCGACGTGCATTGCAGGCAACTTAGGGTCAAGAATCTTCGACGTTTTCCGATTCTTAATTGAAAACAAAATCGGCTTACCGAAGAGCATTTTGGCGAGCAAAAATTCCGACAAGGAGCAACCGAAATGAAACGAGACTTTTTGGACTGCGATTTGCAGTCTGCGTGTGATTTCATCAAGCAGTATGAGGGGGTGTCGTTGTCGGCATACACCTGTCCCGCAGGGGTCTTGACGATCGGCTACGGTCACACCGGAGACGTCCGCGAAGGCCAGTACATCTCAGAAGAGGAAGCGCTTGATCTCCTCGTCGAGGACCTTCGCGCGCACGCCGAAAGGCTCGCTCCGAAGGTCAAGGTGCAGGTCACTGACGGCCAGTACATCGCCCTGCTGTCTCTTGCCTTCAACGTCGGCGTCGGAGCTGTCGCGAAGAGCACGCTCCTGCGCCTGCTCAATGCGGGCGACATCGAGGCGGCCGGCGATGAGTTTCTGAAGTGGACCTACGCGGATGGGCGTGAGCTCCCGGGCCTCGTCCGTCGTCGGCGCGATGAGCGCAAGCTTTTCTTGGAGGGTACGCGATGATCTATCTCAAGTGGGTTGCCTTGATCATCCCGTCTGTGATCATGGCAGTTGTGGGCAGGCTCGTCGCGCCGATCCTGCCTTTTTTCTGCGACGAGCAGGGCTACTTGCCGAGGTGGCTCTCCTGGTTCGCGACTGACGACAACCCTATGGACGGTGACGCGGGCCACTGGGAAAGGTGGCCGGGTACTGATGCCTGGTCGACGTACAAGCGCCGCGTCGCATGGCTTCTGCGGAACGTCTGCTACGGCTTCGATATCCAAGTTTTAGGCGTTCGCGTCTATCCGACGGATGTTTGGGAGGTTCGTGGAAACGAGGACGCCTCCGACACGAATGGCGTCTCGGGCACTTGCATCCGCCACTGCCATCGCGACGGCAAGCACATCGCCTGGCACCTCTACGTCGTGAGGCACTACCGCCTCTTTGGTCGCCCCTGTTGCGTTCGCATCAGTCTCGGGTGGAAGCTCTGGGGCTCACGCGACAAGACGGCGCAGTACACCGTGTACGTCAACCCCGTCAAAGGGTGGGAGCTATGAGTGCTTGGCTCAAGCCAGCGGCGGCGGCGCTCGCTGCGCTCATCGCCTTTGGAGCGGGATGTCGGTACTCGGCCGCGCTCTACGGCGAGGACATCGCCGCCTTGCGCGAGGACTACGCTACTCGGGCGCAGTCTCTTGAGATTAAGTACAGAGAGAAGGAGAGGGGCTATGCACAGAGCTTGGTGGATGCATTGGATGCAAGGGACAAGGCTCTTGCTCGCGTCGATGATCTTGGCGCCGATCTTGAGCGGGTGCGCAAGCAAGCAGCCGACGCTCTCCGTCGACTGTCCGCAGTCTCCGCAGGTTCCTGCGACGCTGAAAGAGAGCAGCTTGCCCGATGCGCAGACCTTGTCGAACGAGGCGCGGAGTTGGTTCGACGAGGTGTCGAGCTTTCTGAGCGGACTGCGATAGACAAGGACGCTCTGACAAAGATCGTCAGCCAGTGACGAAGCTGTAGACGAAAAACTTAGACGAAGGGGTGGCGTCAAAATGGGTCGAAATTGCCCGCAATCGTTCTGCCCCAACAGTTTGAGAGGTGGCGTCAAAAAACTTAGTTAGACGAACCTTTAGCCGAAGACCAAGTTACCAACGCTGGTAAAATGGTCGTAACAACACCGCGCAAGCCTAGCCGGGGACAATCCGTCCCCGGGAAGCTCACTCCGCGCGGTTTCCTTTTTATTCGTAATTGATAGCCTGTGGTATCGGATCTGATACAGCTCTAATTGTGTAGAATTCTACGTAATTAGAAATTTCCGCCGCTCCGCGAGGCAAATCTATACGGACTACGAGAGTATTGACGCTCATTTATAGGGAGCGTTGAAAAATCCTGTCCTTCCCGCTCTGGGCGTTCGCGCTTAACGGGCTCTGCTAGAAACCCCGCTTACCTTTACGGCAGGCGGGGTTTCATTTTTGCCAGTCGGTCGGGATCGTTTCTTTTGTCGTGGTGATGGGATAAATGATGGGAGATTTGAAAAATCTCTTGTAAACGCTACTGCCACAGCCTAAACGTCTGCCCTAAATGACGATTTAAGGTACGCAAAAACCGTTGTGTACGCTGGAGGCGTGTTTCAGTGTACACAACGCTTGATAGCGTCTAGCGGGCAGACGGCGTCGGCCCACGCCTGCATTATGGGACGCCTCTGCTTGAGTGTGTCGTCGCTCTTTCTCAGTCCGTCCTCTCCTCCGCCGCCGGGGGCTTGTGATTGTTCGGGTTGTCGTAGTGAATGTTGAAGGCGAAGCCAAGGACCAGTGCGGCGGCAATCAGGAAAACCTTCCATCCTTCACTGATGCTCGTGGCCTCAATGAGCATCCAGACGATCGCGCACGTACCAGCAATGCGCGCCACCACAAGGACGCCCATCATAAAAAATCTCCATGGCGTTTACGATTTGATCGTTCATTCGGGCGTCCCTCTGTTGAGTTCGTGCAGTACGCCCTGCTTCATAGAAATTCGGCGCGGAAACCTCTGTCTTTAGGAAGGTTGAAGTTGATTTCAAATTGTGGTTTAGCGGATACCCGCAGGTTCCGCTTACACGGCCCGAAGGCCTGTTGACATCCTTCGCCAATGTTGGAAGGGGTTTGGTGCCTGCAACACCGCTCCTACCTCTCAGAGCTTTTAATCACAGGCCGCAGAGCGTGGAACTAGGATGTACATCCCACGGTGCCTATACATTCCCAACCAACGTAGCGCCTCTCGAAAGAGGGGCGCTGAGGCTAGTCAATAAAGGCTCTTTCAAGCCTCTGCCTTTAGGCAGGGGTTATTGACAGCTTTCTCAAGCGATTCGTCTTCAAGCTCCCATTTCCTTACTTGTTCGTAGTGACTGCCGAGAATGAATCGTTCGTGCGCCTCACTCAAACCTTGTGTCTCGGCAAGGTTTTCGTGTGTGTTGTGCTTGAGTACGTTGATCAGCGCTTGACGTTCGTGCTCGTAGGCGTACTCCATGAGCTCCTGCGCGACGATGAGGCCGTGCTTCACGGGCTCGAGGTTCGCGGCCGGGATCGTCTGGCCGCGATTTCGCAGGCGGGCGCAGACGACTGTCATGAAGGCCGCGTGTTGGATGTCGTCGAGCAGATCCTGCTCTGCAACGCCTAGACACTTGTGACAGAGTGCGCCAAGCATGAGCGTGCTGCTGACCTGGTTGAAGTCCGCGTAGTCAGTCGTAGTCGGCCAACGCTCGAGTGCGTAGAAGCTGAGCGTGAAGGCTTCAAGCAGCGAGTCTTTTTCCTGAAACCCGAGCAGCCAACCGAGTTGTTCACATCGGCGACGTTGACGAGTTTTCTGGCGTTCGAGGCAGGCGATGGTTCTACGTACGTCGTCCGCGTCCTTGAACTTCCCGCGCAAGATCTTCTTTCGGACGGCTAGATCCAGAGCACGCTGTCCTTTCTTCCTAGGTTTTTTACTTTTTGGCATGGGTGTGTAGATATGAAAAAGCCCCCGGTGTTTGCCGAGGGCCGTGGTAGTTAGGAGGTCTGTTCCTTCATCGCGCCGCCTCCCAGTCGCGCAATGCGTTTGTGAGCATGTATGCAGAGAACTTCACGCGCTCGAGTGCGGCAGGGTTTGCACTCTGCCTCGCGGCGGAAAGCACTGTCGTGTACTCCCTCACCGCGTCTGCGATGCTGGCTGTGTCCTTGTTGTCGATGAGTCGGCTTGCGAGTGCGCGGAGATTTGAGGTCGACTGATCGCGATACGACCATCGAAGCTCTCGGCGGATGTCTTGCACGACAATTTCGGTTTCTGTCATTCGTCTTTCTCCTTTTCCATCTGAATGCGGATCGAGCGATAGTCCTTCAGCGTCCCGACGCAGTAAGACAACTTGCGGATAGCGTCGTCGACTTCCTCCATGGTCGGAGGGGTTCGACCCTTCCAACCCTTTCGACACGACGTGGCGCATACCTCGATGGCTTCCAACGCGAAGAGCGCACGGCGTCGATGCGCTTTTTCGGGCTTCATTCCTCGTCCTCCTCAACCTTTTCGACCATGTCGGGCGTTATCACTAACGCGTGGAGCGGGCCCTCCTTTTTGCAGAACCAAAGAGTGATCTGCATCAGAAACTCGAGGTCGGAACAGATGCGCTTGTAGTTAAGCGCAAGCTGCTTTGAGAAGTCTCCGTCGCTAAGCTCGTCAAGCTTCTGCTGGAGCTCTTTGTCTTTGAGTCGGTACCTCATGTCGTTCTCCTCAACGTCCAGTGGAGCCGTATCCGCCAGTGCCGCGCTCGGTCTCGCTCAGCTCGTCAGTCCACTCGAACGTGGTGTCGTCGAGCTTTTCGACCTTCACTTGAGCGATGCGGTCGCCCTTGTGGATCTGATAGTGCGGCTCGCCGAAGACGATGTGCCGGGCGAGGACGAAGACTTCGCCGCGGTAGTCGCTGTCCACAATGAGTGGCGTCAGGACAAGGCCTTTCAGGGCGGACGAGGATCGGCTGTAGACCACCATGCAATAGCCCGCCGGCACCTCGAAGGCTAGGCCGGTGCGCACCTTCGCAGGCATGCCGTTCTCCAGTGCCGTGTCCTCGATAGCGTAGAGATCAAAGCATGCAGCTCCGCTCGTTCCTTGCGTCGGCATCTTCGCGTCCGGGTGCAGCTTCTTAATCTTGACTTTCATGCTTTTGCTCCTTTTTCTGCCATTCCGAAAGCGATGTCCTCGATCATCGATCGCTTAACCGGGGGAATTATCACGGCCTTGGTCTCGGTCTTCTTCTCGGCTTTCTTCTCTGAGTTGTATGCACGGTACTCGTAAAGGGCGATTGCGGGGTCTGCGTACTTCTCGTCAGCCAGGCTCACGAGCGTGTCATGATCGTCCGTGACGGACAAAATCCCCGCGTCGACGAGCTTTGACACTGTGATCTTGAACGACGCGGCAATTTGCGTCCGGATCTCGAGCGCGCAGAGTAGCGCCGACATACGCAGCGGGCCTTTTTCGCCGAGGAGTCTGAGGGCTTTGTCGGCCCTCACTCCGATATATCCTTTGTGGCTCATCGGATGCTCACACTCTCGCGTGCCTCCAAGTGGCAGCCGGGGACTTCGACGCCGTCGAGCAGTGCCTGCTTGATGGCGACCTTGTTCGGGCTTACGGTCGTCTTGACGGTCGTGTAGGCTTCGGGAAGGTTTGCGCCCTCGTCAATGGCCACGGCCTGCGTCGTGCGGATGCTCACGCTCACTCGGGCGGTCTTGACCTTGCCGGTCGCGTGTAGCGCATCGAGGAGCATGGCCTTGAGGTAGTCGGAGCGCTTCTGCATTGACTTGACGCGGGCGAGCATGCGGTCGGCCTCTTCCTTGGCGGCCTTGGCCTCGGCATCGAGCTCGCGCAAGTAGAGCGCGGTCGCCTCGACCTTCTCGGCGGCTTCTGCTTCGACTGCGTGGAGTTCGTCGGCAGAGAGGATTTCTCCAGTTTCTTCATCGAGCTCGATGTGATCGAGGGCTTGACGGATGGCGTCACTGATTTGGTAGAGTTTCATTTTGCGTACCTATGAAAAAGCCCTGCCGGTTAGGGCAGGGCCGATTGAGAAAATGCTTGGATGATGGCTATTGCTTAGCTAGCCGTCAGTGCGCGATAGCAGGACAACTGCTTCACGCTATAGCCGTTGCGCTCGAGCAGGGCCTCGATGGAGCCAATGTTCATGCTTGTCACGGCTTCGTAGAAGCGAGGCGCGAAAGGCGACTGGAGGAGACGCATCAGCTTGAGGACGGTCTCGAGGTCTTCTCGGAAGAGATATCGCCAGTAGTAAACGAAAGTCCGCAGGTTCTCGGCCTCACGCGCGGAGAGGACGATCGACCCCGCGGGAATGGGGTGCAGGCCACAGTGAGGGCAGCCGCCGTCGTCGGGGCGCGTGGTGTGTGGCACCTCGGGCACGTCGAGCTCAACCTCTCTGATGAAGTCGAGGCAGTCTTCGAGCTGAGTGCGCGGCAACTGGTCGTAGCGTGCGATCTGGTAGCGTGCTTTGATGGCGCGGTAGATCGTCCGATAGTTCGATGCGGTCTTGTGCGCACGGATGGCGACTTCGCGCTGAATGGCGCGCTGTTCGGCGGGCGTGATTGTTTCCTGTGCTTCGTAGCGTCCAGTCTTGCGAATAGCAGGCAGAACTTCGGACGTGACCCAGCGCTTGAAGCGCTTGGCGCTTTCGAGCTTGGAGCCGAAGATCAGAGCGTAGAGGCCCGATTCGTTGACGCAGTTGACGACCTGGCAACCGCCAGCGGTTTCGATCTCGGACTTGATGAGGTCTTTGGGGTCGACGTGCTGTTTGATCGCGTTTGTCTTGTCTTTGTATCCGAGAGCACCAGCGGCATCAACGGCGACAAAGAGCGGGAGGTCAGGCGTGCCGAGCGCACGGACTTGAGCGTTCTCGAATGAGAAAACGGAAGGGATAGACATAGCTTGTCTCCATTCTGAGGTTGTTGACCTCGTTCCATCCGCCAAGATGGAGGGCGAGGGCTTGCGGGTTGGCGGACCGGCAGAATGGACCCGGCGCACCTTTCGGTGCCCCGCAAGCCCTACCCATAAAAAGGAGACTTGCAGGGGGGGTGGTGAAACGCCACCCCCTTTTTTGGGTGAGGTGGTGAAACGCAACCCCGTCACGCATAGCCAACAAAAAAGCCGCTCGATGAACGGTCGGCGGCTATGCGCCACTCTGTTCGGGCCGCCAAGCCCGTGTCGCACCGTTGCGGTGTCGACACGAGAAGCATACCCGAAACACAGGCGAGTGTCAAAGCTAGTCCTTCCTTGTCCTTAATACATGCATTTCTTTCACGACCGCCCATCCTTTGTACTGCCGTTTTTTGATGTCGTTCAGTTCGAACTTTGTGCCGTCTGGAAGGTGCGGTTTGCAGTAGAAGATCTTGTCTCCCCTGGTGTGATCGAAGACCTTCACCCACTTTCCGTAGCATTCGTGATACGTAATTGAGTGATACCGGCTTGTGTCGCCTTCAAAGTAGTACCATCCTTTCCCTTCCGGATCGCCCTCGGTGCAGCAGTAGGCGCGAGGCAGAATCGCGTAGATACATCTGTTGTCGATATGTGTCATGAGACAGACGCAGACGGGGTCGTGCATATCTCCGACCTTTTCGCCTTTCCATTCAATCCAATTCATTGCTGATCCTTGAAAAAAAGCCCCCGGCTTTCGCCGAGGGCTAGAGATCATTTTCGTGGCGTCACGAAAATGGTCAGAACGGGTTGTCGTCAAGCGGAGCGTCGTCGTAGGGGTGCGCAACCGGAGCCGACGGCGTGACGGGCTTGGCTTCCTTGTCCTTCAGGTTCTTGAACTTAGCCTCGACTGCCTTGGCCTCGAGGTTGTTCAGGACTTCCTTTGCGTTCTGTCCAGTAACCTGATGGAACGGCGTGATGATGTTCATCTGGTAGGTCGTCTTGATCTGGCCTTCGTGCTCATACTCGCGATTCTCGCGCTGGAGGAGCAGGCCGATGGTCTGGCCCTCGAGCGCGCCGATGCGATAGCCCGGGCGTTTCGTGCCGTCGCGGTTAAAGACCTGCGCTTGCGTAGCCTCAACCTTATCGAGCTTGAGCACGGCAAGCAGCGCGTCCATGATGTCGGCCCCGAAGGTGCGATCGCCCGTGCGGCTGGAGACGTAGAGCTTGATGAAAGCCATCTTCTCGCCGCGCTCTTCGGCGGTCTCTCCGCACTCGATCCAGCGAAGCGCCTTGAAGGCGAACTCGACGTAAGTCGCGCCCGCCTTGCTTTCGGCGACTTCGACCTGTGTGAGGGTGCCGACGTACTTGCCGGACTTGTCGATGCCGTTGAAGCCGGCAACCTTTTCCGCGGACTTGCGGTTCATGGTGAAGGTAGTGATCATTCTTCGTTTTCCTTTTCGTTAGTAATGCCGTAGTAGTCGCAGATGACGCGGTCGATTGCCGCGAGGTCGTTCTCTATGTACTGCTCCGAGAACATTCCCATCGGCGATTTGACTGTGTCAGAGCCTGAGTTCTGAGTTGAGAAGAGATAGCGTCCGTTCTCGACGTGCGTCCGAAGGACTGTGGTGAACATGCCCTCGACAACGATCTTGTCGTCTAATAATTTCCCCAATGTCTTGATACGGGTGTTGCCGAACTCATCAGAGGTCGTGTGAGCGAGGACGTAGACGCGCTTGTTTTCACCGAGCTCGGAGGCGGCCTTGGCAATGTCGAATCCGGCCCCGCCGATCTCTGTGAACTTGTCGAACCCCTTCACGTTGCGTGCAGCCATGTACATCGATGCGAGGATGTACTGCCAGTCGTCCACGACGATCACGTCGAACGGGCTCGCGTGCATGCAATTGATGATTGCCTGCGGGTTCGAGCAGACGAGGATGTTGTTCCCATCGCCCTTCTGCTTGATCTCCTTCCACCCAGTGGAGCGGAAGGGGAGCGGCTTGCGCACCGGCTGGATCAAAAGTGTGTTTTTTGGGTCGAGGTTGCGGAGTGAACAGGTTTTGCCCGTGCCAGATTCCCCGAGGACAAGGCATGCATAGCTCATTGTGTTTCCTTAGAAAGGGATTTCGCCGTCGTCGCCGATGGCGTAGAAGTCTTCGAGCGTTTTGTCGAAGATCGGCTCGGGACGCTTTGCCCGATCGCCGAACCATTGCGCGCGCTCGAACTCGTCGCGGCTGCTGTATTCGGGATACGGGTCGACGTCGACCTCGTCCTCATGCTCGGGCATCGGTAGCACGAGCGGCTCAAGTGAAGTGATCGTCATGCTTACTCCTCTGGGCATTCGAAGCCCGGCTCAGGGGCGAGGATGCAGTCGACGCGATACGCGATCATCTCCGTCGCGTCGAAGAGCGCGTTATCGAGCTCGTCGGTGATGGTGCCGATGCTCTTGGTGACCTCTCTTGCCGAGCTTGCGTCCTTAAGGCTCGTGAGCGCCCCAATGAGCTCGAGTGAAGCTTCGGGATTTGCGAGATACGCCGCAAGCACTTCTTCTTGCCTGTTCGTGACGTAGTTCTCGCAGAGCTCGTCGATGTCCGCGTTCGGCGTATGCTCTGCCTGCTGCGCGATGCTTCGCGCGATGTCAGTCAACGTCTTCATTCGTTACTCCATGCTCCAGTGATGAGCGCGCCAGCGATGACGGCCAGCGCACCGAAGAAGGTGATGAGCGTCCAGATGCGTCCGGGGCGCTCGCATGAAAAAGGCTCAGGGGCTTTCGCCGGCTGAGCCTTGGTGTGTGCCTCCGCGCGAGGCTGTACCGGCTGCTTGTATCGCCGGCGTTTGTGGTTTGCTTTCATGTCGAAATCCTGGGGGATGTGGTCGATGATGCGGACCGGGTCGGAGAAGCTCATGCGGCCTCCTCCTCCTCGCGCTCCTGCCAGAGCACGCGAAGCTCCTCGAGGCAGTCCTCCATGATGTCCTTGTCGAGCCCCGCGTCGTTGGCTGCTTCGGTGAACTCTTCGATCGTGACGAGCTTGCCTCCGGCTGTAAGTGTGTCGAGATCGAGCTCGTACCCGTCGACGAGAATCGGCTGCTCGTCGGGATACTCGTCGTACACCGACGGGACGCCGCCCATGCCGAAGAAAAAACCGTTGCTCATGCGAAGTACCTCAAGGCGAGAATGGGGATGGCGATGGCTGCGAGGCCGCCGACCGTGAACAGGCGAAGTCCGAACGTGATGGTGTCTTCGGGCGTAGGCTCGTACTGGACGAGCTCGTCGGCGCTGCGGCCGGTGCAGAAATCGAGAAGAGACATAACTTCCTCTCCGTGTGGAATGGAAAAAGAAAAGGCATTCAGATGCCGCCGAAGGAGAGCGCCACAATGAAGTGGCCGGCGGCACGTGAATGCCTTCTGTTGAAAGGGGTGAGGGAGCCGGGGTGAACGCAAAAGCCTCTCGTCTGCAGATGCCCCGGCTTTGGGATCTGGGACTAGTCGCCCAGACCGGCGCATATCTGCGTCACGCCGTTTGCCCTCGTAGCCTTTTACGGAAGTGCCTGGATGAAGCGCTCGATGTTTTTCGCGACCGCTTCGTATTTCTCAGGCGTTCGCAGTTTCGACAGCACGTAGGGGTCTGTGAACATGTAGAAGCTGAGCGCAGCGGCGAACGCTCTGCAATCAACGCTGAGCCGGCAGATGTCTTCGGCGGTCGGCTTCTTGATGCCGAGGCCGAGGAAGTACCCGGCGGCGAAGGTCTCAAAGTTTTCAATCTTTCTCATTGCTCACCAAACACATCGGCGATGTAGGTGCAGTCTTCGGCGGTGAGGCCGAAATCTTCTGCGATGCGATTGAAGTCTCTTACGTTGTCGCACTCAAGCATCTCGAGAACCGAGTCCAGTGCGCCTAGCGCAACTCGTATACGCCATCCGTCTAAATGCGAGCGTTCCTCACAGGTCATCTTGTCGACGCGCTCGCTAATTTTCATAAAGATCGCGCACAACTCAATGCGCGTCCTTTCGATGAAGTCTTCGTTTGTCATTGCGTGTACTCCTAGATGCTGCAGTTATTCGGTTTTTTCTAATAACTGCGCTTTGAAAGCTGGTTCAAGCGTCCTCTCGCCAGTCTCCTACGCTTGAACACATGCGAGAAGGCGCTTGAATCGGCTTTCGATCAGGTCGCGGCTGCGCATCGTCTGCGCTCAGGCCGCTCGGGACGTGCGTCCTCTGCTTCGTTTCAGCTGATCCTGATCTAGCTCGTGGGGCGAGCTTGCGTCGTTTTCAGGTGGTCCCCAACCCAACCGCACTGGAAGATACCCTCCAGCCGTCCGCTCACTTTTCATGCGCGACCTTTGCGACTACCGTTCTGAGCTGTACTGCGCGTCGCTAGACCCTTCTAGCCAACGGCGCAGCCGCTTCTCAGGCGGTCCCCGACACAGCTAAGTGCCGAGATTCGATGCCCTTCCCATCGATGCCCGTTCTTTACAGTTCGGAGTTCTGGCAGAAGCGGTGAGTTTACTAATAAGCGCATCGCTGTTCTGTCATTAGCGAAAAGTATACGCAATAAGGGCAGGAATGTAAACCGCACGCTTATAGGGAAAACCCGTAAATGTTGTAAACGGGCAAAAAAACCAGTCCTTTCGGACTGGCTGTGCCGCAATACCGGTTGATCCACTGGTGATTGACCTTGATCATCTTGACTACGGTTGTGGTAGCAAGCTGCACGCCGTTTCCGCACGACGCATGAACGTCGAGAAGCGGAATACAAACTCCGTCGTCGTCCACGAGAGACTGGCGGTTTGGGTCGTCGTCTCGCCCGGTTAATAAATACGAAGGTGAGACATGGAGCTCTTCAGCCATTGCCGCCAATTCAGCAATGCCGGGGGTTCTCCTTCCCATCATCCAGCCGCTCAGAACCTGAGGGCTGACATCAATTTTTCGCGCAAAGGATGCTTGAGAGATGTTTCGCTCGTCAAGGATTGCGCGGACTCTGTTCATTAGTTCCATAAGTCCTCCTTTGACAACCTTGAGTGTAGATGACGTAAACGCCTCGCGTATCTTGTGATATGCTACAGCATAAGCGAAACGCGTACATCAAAAGGAGGACGTTTTGAATGTCATTCAGCGCGCCATTGAGAAGCTTGGGAGCGGGGCAAACCTTGCTCGTGCCGTTCAGGTTGCGCCTCAAGTTTTGAATGGCTGGATAAAGAGAGGGCGAGTCCCGGATCACATGGTATGGACATTCTGTCGTGCAACTGGGTTTATGCCATGGGAAGTCCGGCCTGATCTCTATGACAGACCGGAAGGATATCTGGCAAAAGTCTCTCAGCTCGTAACGACGAGTAATGAGGCTTGAGGAGCGGTTATGAGCTACGAGGCCATGCACAAGGTGAGGGCATGCGGTCTTACTGACCGCACCCTTGTCGATGTCCTTGACTCTTTGGCCTTTTTCTTGAATCAGGAATCGGGCCTGTGCTTTCCGTCGACCGATTCAATCGCACGAGTTGCGCGATTGAGTCCGAACATTGTTCGCCGAGCGGTAAAGGATTTAGAGACGGCGGGATACATCTCCACGTATCAGAAGCCTGGTGGACGACGGAATTTCCAGTTGCACTTGGAAAGGCTCCCAGACGGCGATTGCTCAAGCCAGTCCGCGGCAGAAGTGAAAGGGGTTTCACATCTTGAAGGGGTGCGTGAACTTACAGGGGTTTCAGAAGTGGAAGGGGTTTCAGAAGTGACACCCCTCCCCTGTCAGAAGTGTGACCCCTCCCCTGTCAGAAGT